AATCCATGTACTGTTCAAAATTATGTATTTAGTGATATTAATGAAGGTCAAACGTATCAAACTTTTGGTTTTTTAAATAAAGAATTTGATGAAGTAGGGTGGTTTTATTGTTCTGCTGACTCGATGGTTATTGATAGATATGTTACTTATAACTACGATGAAAACGTATGGGCAATCGGGCAACTTACTCGTTCAGCATGGCTTGATGAAGGTATTTTTAATGACCCCATAGCCGCGTACACTACTTCAGACGTAGGTTATTTATACAACCAAGAGTCGGGCAACGATGATGACGGATCTCCTATGGACAGTGTGTATATAGAGTCTAGTGATTTTGACATAGGAGAAGGCGAAGAATATCAATTTGTTAGTGAAATAATTCCTGATATTAAATTCACAGGTTCAGGAGATGACCAAACGATTAACGTAGTATTGAAGAAAAGAAACTATCCAGGAGAATCTTTAACAACTTCTTCTACCACTAATTGCACATCAACTACTACGAAAATACAAACTAGGATGCGGGCTAGACAAGCAGTACTGCGAATTGAATCAGACGACGATGGAGAAACTTCTGCTCGTTCGGGAGTTGGTTTTAGAATAGGAGCTACTCGTATGTCGCTTCAGCCAAACGGTAAACGCTGATGTCTAAGTTGTTAGAGACTAAACTTCCTGTAGCTATCGGAGAAATCTCTCCCGAAACTTTTAATCGGTTAGTTAGAGTATTAGAATTAAGTTTAAATAGCGTAGACATAGACGCAACTCAGGCGGTTAATTTTACACAAAGAGATTCTAATAAATTTAATGATGGAGATATTATTTGGAATAGAGCTAGTGAGCAACTCCAACTTTGGACAGGAGAAAAATGGATAAATCTTTACAAAGGAAACGAAGACGGAGTAGGGGCAGTTGGTGGTTTAGGAACTCTCAGTGTTTCAACAAATGGAAATACAACAGTAAGCCTGTCGGGCGGAGCGACAGGTTGGGAAACAGACACTTATTACACATGATGGATCGAAATAGATTAATAAAAGAACTTATTTTAGACGAAGGATACAAGTATGAGACGTACCACGATCACCTTGGTTTTCTTACTTTAGGAGTAGGACATTTAGTTCTAGACACAGATCCCGAAATTAAACAACCTGTAGGAACCCCTGTGTCGGAAGAACGTATTAAGGAATGTTTAAATGATGATATTGATAATGTATGTGATGAATTAGATAGGAATATGTCCTGGTGGCGGGGGCTTGATGGTGTCCGACAAAGAGTTTTAGCAAACATGTGCTTTAATTTAGGTTATCCTAGACTCAGTAAGTTTGTTAAATTTATCGCCGCAATGCAAAAAGGCGATTGGAAAACAGCAGGAGAAGAAATGATGGATAGTAAATGGGCGACACAGGTAGGCGATCGAGCAGTTAGATTACAACAAATGGTGATACACGGTGAAAAGTAAAAAGACACATAAAACTAAAGACGGCAGAATAGCTAAAAAAGGTCTTTATTATAATATGAACAAAAGAAAAAAAGCAGGAACAAGTCGACCAGGAAAAGGAACAGTGTCTGCCAAAGCTTTAAGAAGATCTAAGAAAACAGCTAAAAAATAATGGCAGCTAAACGTAAAGAAAAATCTATACGGAGGACTACAAAAGGGAAAGGAGCTAATTACCGAAAAACAAAAGCAGGTGCGGGAATGACAGCTAAAGGTGTAAAAGCCTATAGAAAAAAGAATCCTGGATCTAAATTAAAAACAGCCGTTACAGGGAAAGTAAAGAAAGGAAGCAAAGCCGCAAAACGACGTAAATCATTTTGTGCTAGGTCTAAAGGTTGGAAAGGTGAAAGAGGAAAAGCTGCTAGAAAAAGATGGAAGTGTTAATATGAAAGGTGTAAAACATTATAAAAAAGACGGTTCTCTCCATAAAGGAGGAATGCATAAAATGTCAAACGGTTCGCTACACACAGGTAAAACTCACACTAAAAACAGTAAAGCATTGTTTCATTACGGTGAACTAAGTAACAAATCAAAAACTAAAGCTAAAGCTTCTTGGAGAAAGAAGTAATAAATGGAGGAATTAACATGTACGAATATAAATGCAAAGTTAAAAGAGTGGTCGACGGTGACACTATGGATGTTGTTCTTGATCTTGGGTTCGATATCCTTCATGCTTGCAGGGTTCGCTTGGCTGGTATTGATACGCCCGAGTCGAGGACTCGTGACTTGGATGAAAAAGCACGAGGTAAGCTCAGTAAAGCTTATCTTAAAGAGAGTATTAAAGGCAAAAAGATTGTATTAAAAACCAAATTAAAAGACTCAAAAGGTAAATTTGGTAGAGTAATAGCTGAAGTTTGGGCGGAGTTTGAAGAAGGTTCATTAAGGAATGTTAATGAATTAATGGTAAAAGAAGCTTATGCAGTTGTGTACAACGCAGAAAATAAAGCGTTAGTTGAGGAAGCTCATATGGCGAATAGAGCAATATTAATAGAAAAAGGACTGTTTGTTCCTGTGGAGAAATAACATGAAACTAGGTGGATTATTAAAAAATGTAGTAGGAGCAGTAGCCCCTACTTTGGGAACTGCATTAGCAGGACCAATGGGCGGTATGGCGGCTAATATGATAGCAGATGTATTGGGCGTTCCTAACACGCCTAAAGCGATTGAAAAAGCGGTACAGAATGCAACACCCGAACAGATGCTTGAACTTAAAAAAGCAGAACAGGCGTTTGAATTACAAATGAAAGAGCTTGATGTAGATGTGTTTAAACTTGAAACAGCAGATATTCAAGACGCTAGAGGAAGATTTAGTAAAGACTGGACAGCCAGAATAATGGGTATTCTTGTTGTAGGTGGTTTTATGGGTTACATCTTTTTAGTAACTTTGCAACCTCCTGAGCAAAATAGTGAAGCTTTAATTAATCTTGTACTGGGTTATCTGGGTGGGTTAGCTTCTGCTATAGTTAGTTTTTATTTTGGAGCGTCTCACACAGCTAAGGACTAATGGACGCAGTAGTTCAATTAATTAATGAAGTAGGTTTTCCTATAGCCGCTGCAATAGGTTTAGGTTTATTTATTTGGAAATTAATTAATAAAATTATTGATGGCATGGAAACTAAAGTAGATGTTCTTGATGAAAAAGTAAGTGCACAAATATCAGAAATAGAACAACGATTAGGTCAAAAATTAGATTCACAACATGGAATTTTAGTTGCTTTAATAGACAGAGTTCGATCAGTAGACAATGAAATAATAAGGCAAGACACTTTACTTAAAACGATACTGGGGGTGCCGCAACTTATGCATACGGATAGGTTAGCTAAAGCTGATAGAGACGACCAGAGAAAAGACTAATGAACAAACAATTTGAAACTATAGTAATTGTCGGAATAGTGTTTGTGTTAAGTATTGTAGCTATTAATGTAAATGCTTCTCCTATTACCCACGAATTTAAAAACCCTAGCTTTAGTGGTATTGGTGCGTCTGCTCATTACTTAACAATAGATGAACAAGAAACTAAAAGACGCGATGAGTTAGCAGAAAAAATACAGGCTGAACTTGATGAGATACAAAGGGAGATAGACAACAGTACCCTCAATAAGTTTTTAAATAACTTACAGAGTAGAATATTCAGCAACTTATCCAGAGACATCAGCGACATGCTTTTTTCAGAAGACGGGGGGTCAGGTGGAACAATAGAGCTAGAAGGTAATAGTATTAGTTTCTCTAATGATGGGGAATATATAACTCTTACAGTCATAGACGAAAATGGAACAATAACAGAGATAGTTATTCCTATCGGGGTATTTGGAGTATGTACTTCAGACGACTGTGGAATTTAATTCTAATAGGAGTCCTCACAGGATGTGCTACGTTTGCTCCTCCTAGAGCGGAAGATTGTCGTCTTATAGGTATTATTTGCCCTGAGGATGCTAGAGTAGAAAGAGTTACTTTACAAAAACTTTTAGACTTACCCGTTCCTAAACAAAAAGCTGTTATAGCTGTATATAGTTTTGATGATTTAACAGGACAACGAAAACCTTCAAACAAGATGGCGTTGTTTTCTACTGCGGTAACGCAGGGCGCAGAAAATTATTTAATAGAAGCATTACGAAGTGCAGGGAACGGAGAATGGTTCGTTGTGGTAGAAAGAGTTGGGCTTAATAATCTAACAAAAGAACGACAATTAATTAAAAGTACGCGACAAACTTATGATGGCGAAAACGGTAATACTTTAAAACCTATCCTTTTTGCAGGTATAATCATAGAAGGAGGCATTGTTTCCTATGAAGCTGATATCAAAACAGGAGGGAATGGGGCTAGGTATTTAGGTATTGGTAATACAAACCAGTACCGACAAGATGACGTAACTGTGTCTATGAGAGCTGTTTTAGTTCAAACAGGTGAAGTTATGTTAAGCACGACGGTTAGTAAAACTATCTTAAGTGCAGGAGTTAGTAGAGATGTTTTTAGATTTACAGAACTAGGTACAGAGTTGGTAGAAGTAGAGACAGGATATACGCAAACAGAAGCCATAGGCTATGCAACGAGGTCTGCTATCGAGACGGCAGTTTACTCGTTAATACAAGAAGGTCTTGAAAAACAATTATGGGATTTTGAATATTCGCAGTTAAGCGT